TACAAAAGCAGCTTAATATATGAGCGACATGTCGCTCGCGACCTTGTCCCAATCTGTGACTGCCTTCGCAGCTGGGCAATGGTTTTCAATATACCACTCCAGCCTGGTCCGGCAAGTTGTAGAATTGCGAACGGCGAGGCGTAACCCAGCGAGCTGTTCCAAAGTTGGTCGCTTGCCATGCTGGTGCATGATGACGATTTTCAGGAATAGCTTCGTTGGGTTATTGTACGATGCAGACTTCGCGAACACATTGTACAAATGGGAAGTGAACTCGATGTCTTCCGCCAGGTCACGAATCCGAATGGACTCTTCCTCATCAAGGCGGAGGCCTAAGGACTCCCATATGGCAACGATGGCTTTAGTAATCTCATCGCGGCCAATGCAATCGTCACCATTGGCTAGTGACTTTGCAACACGGCCGACTTCAGCCCAGAAACCCTCCGAGTGGGCGAACGAACGCATAAAGCAGTTCGACGCCGTCGTAGAGGTCATTCCACTTCCTACTATTCCATAAATGGCAATAGCATATAGGCTGAAGCCTGAACGCAAGATGTGAGTGCTCAAAGACAGCCCTGTGTTGTAAATTCCATACGTAAAGGCGTCCGGAGCACCTGCGCATTCAGCGCAGTGCGCCCTCCTCCAGGCATCTGTCATCATCAACGTCCTCGTAACGCTAATGTCCCAGCCACTGGCATCTAGAGAAGTAACTCCGCCAGTAGCTGGGGTCGCGGATTCAGAAGCTGCGAGGCGTTGAATGGCCTCGCAGGTGACTTCTATGGAATCGTCATCATGACCCATCCCAGAGCACGCCCCAAAATAGGGGAATTCCTCTGAGTGGGTTAAGCCCGCTTTGTAAAAGTCGATTTCCACTTTATTTTGCAAATCGTGGAAGAAGCGAATCATAAACTGTGAGCGAGCGGACGTCATCCAAATCAGCCTGTACCGTTCACTATCCAACTTCTTGTTCATGTGCACCTCATCTTTAATTTGGGCTTCTTCAGGGACTATTAATCCCGCCTCAAACATTTGCTTAGGTGTCCAAGTGGCCATGGTCCGATGGTCGGTGAGCATCATAAGTGCCACGGATAGCAAACCTCCGCGCAAGCAGTTGGGCTCCTTGACCCAGTCTCCGTTGGTGAGGGAACCGGTCAATCTGCTCCAGCCTGCACATTTCTTAGCGTCCATACGCTGGTTGATGGATGTTATATAACTGATCACTTTCTGGTCCCAGTTACACGCCGGAATGGGAAGACCTTTAGCGAACTCGCGCAGATGCTC